AGTGCTGTCCTTTGGACAACTCTACCCGCACCTCGTCTACCTACACTAGCAGACTTACCGAAGTAACTTCCACCATCTAATAAATCTAGACCAAAGTCCAGGAAGTCTGTGAATTTATTACCACCATCACGATCATCATCTTCTTCTTCATCTTCATCATCATCGCCACGAGTGTTATCATACGCCTGAAGATCCGCCATTGGATCTCTTTCTTCGGCAGTAGTTTCTACCTCAAGAATCTCAGCATCACCTTGCTGCTCTCTATTAAATGCTATGAAATCTTTCTGGATTTCAGTAGACTTTTTCTTTAACTCATTGTTCTCTGTGATCTCTTCGGTAGCTTCCTTAACTTCTACCTGTTGGATCTCATTTGCTACCTTAGATTGCTCTGCCTTATTTTTCTTAAGAGCAATCAGTTGATCAAATTGTTCTGCAACTTTATCAAATGCACCACGGATACCAGTTCTCTCTGGTCCTTGGACTGGTGCAGGGAGTGGTCCCTGCTCACCCATAAAAGGTTGCACACTCGCAGTGAACCTTTGACTCCTGCTTAGTGCAGGATCTTGTGTGTCATCAGGACTCCCAGAAAGATATCCTTTAGTTCTGTTTACTAAGTCACCACCAAACTGATTAGTTAATGCTTTCTTTAAGAAGAATGCAGGTTTTTTTTCTAACCCTTTGTCAGCACGACGTGCCTTTGCTGCCATGGAGAATGACTCTCCAATTTTAGCACCAAAAAACGAAGCAAGATCTTCACCCTGACCAGTGGGTGCAACCTCAATGACTTTATACTTTATCTCCTTTGCCTTGACCTTATTCTCACTTGGTAGTGGTTTCTCAGGTTCATTAACAATAGAATCTACAAGAGGATCCAGCAAGTTCTCATCGAACCCTTTCCCCATACGGTCGATGAGTTCCTTTATATTCTTTTTCCTTTTAGGATCAACCTCAGGCATTTTGTTGAGCTTTTATTTTTTCTTCTTGTTCCTTAATCCACTGGTTCAGAAGAGAAACATAAACTGTTCTCTCCCAAGGCATCATTCCTTCAATCTCAGTCAAAGAGTATTTATGATGCTGCATGAGAGAGAAGTTTGTTCTAAAATAGTTCTCCAAAGTATTATAGAACATGCCTACTCGAAAAAAGATTGTAAACCCTCCAACGTGTAGGACGATTCGACACCAGTCGTTGGATTAGTTATAGTAAAGTCATGACGCAACACAGGCATCGTTGTGAAAAACTTTTTCACACTTTCAAACTGTTTTTGTGTCAGTGACTCCACGAACTGTATCTTTTCTTTGAAAGTAGTAGTGCTGTCATCATATACGTCTTCTCCCTCATAGATCTGTTCGATACACCTGGCAACGGTTTGAAATACTTTATCAGGATCATCCAAATCAGTTCCAAGTAGTGTCAAGTCAACGAACTCATCTAGTCCAGGATACTTCATGATCATACCAACCTTGTCAGTCAGTTCGATCTTTTTATCGTGACCCTCAGGGATAGTAACCTTTACATCTGAGATGTCTAAAGTATAATCAACTCTGGTCGTATTGTCATCTAGACATGTGATCTTCATGTTAACATCTTCACCAACAGATGCTGCTCTGATCTTCAGAAACAAAAACTCCAGGTCAAACGATGCAAGATCTTCTACTTTGATTCTAGATAGGACACAACTCTTGACAATAGTCTTGACTGCTTCCTTTACTTCTTTCCTATCTTCACTCTCGGTAGCGAGGAGGAGAACCTTCTCTTCTTTGACTAGGAAAGGACGATACTTGATCTTCTTTCCTGTAGATGGCAACTCAGTTTCATAAGTTGGTGTCGCCAGTGATGGTAATGCCATAATAATTTAGCCTTTAAAATTTTGAATATTATTGTAGGAAATGGTGTGCTTAGAATAATAAAAGTTTGCTGTCACTTTAGTTGCTTGGGATGCACCTGCAGATAGAGGCACAGCATCAATAGCATATGGGAAGCAGTCTAACATTGTATATGCCATTGCTGCTCTGCCATTAGAAGCATTCGCCCCCTTCTCAGTCTTAGTGATCAAACATTTTGCCATGTATTCATCAGGATAGTTTAACCTGATGGTTCTTTCAGATAGAATGTTATTACCTTCAGCAGCAGTGTCCTTAAATTTTGACAATTTCTGTCCCGTTACATTTTGTGGATTGATTTTCTTTCCCGCAATATCATACTCACCAAAAATGTGACCATACCACAGGTTCAAGAACTTCAATGGTGTCAAGTCTGCATCACAAATCCACCCCAACTGAAAATCAGTATAGAGTCTAGTGTGTGCATAGTTTACCTGACCTTCGCCAAGTAATCTACCAGTAGTTTGACCAGTCATCGCAGAAACGTTTGGAAGTTGTGCTTCCTCGCAAAAGTATTTGATAACAGTGCCTTTAGATTGAACACCACTTCCCAGAATGTTTCCACCGACTAGTCCTTCCTGTCCTTCCTGGTCACCAAAACCTAGGGTTCCTGATAAGGACAATCCAAAATTAAACTCATTAAGTTTAGAAACCAATGAGTTATTACCAGTATTGTTAGGAAAGATCCACTCCACATCATAATTATTGCTATACGATATACCGCCATGAGCGATAATCGTTTGCATGAAGTTCTTAATTGACACGCTAAATAATCGTGGTGGTATATTTATATTTATGGCATACTCAGGGATATATAAACCCAAGCATCCACAGAAGTATAAGGGTAACCCTACCCGTATCATTTATAGAAGTCTGTGGGAACGTAAGTTTATGTATTTCTGTGACATGAATACCTCCATAGTTGAGTGGGGTAGCGAGGAAGTAATCATTCCTTATCGTTGTCCAACAGACGGACGAGTCCACCGCTACTACCCTGACTTCTATATTAAAGTTGTATCTAAGTCAGGCATGGTCAGTAAATATCTGATCGAAGTTAAACCCAAGAAGCAAACACAAGCACCGAATGAGAAACCGAAACGTAAGACTGCCTCTTGGAGAAGAGAAGTTCTAACTTACGCTAAGAACCGCGCTAAGTGGTCTGCAGCTGAGGACTTCTGTGAGGACAGGCAGATGAAATTTTTAATCCTCACCGAAGAACACTTAGGAGTCTAAAATGGCACAAGGATTTAAGTCTGTTCAACGCACCAAGACTTATACCAGAACCAACACACTGTTTGAAAAAGTATCTAATGCAGCAGGAGGAGAGAAGAAATCTCTCGCATGGTATAGATCTGCAGTAAAGCAAGCAGCATCAAGTTACAAAACTGATTTAAGTAAGTTCATACGAGATGAACGACAAACTAACCAAGATGAGAATACCCTTCGTCGTTTCACAAAGGAAGGACACTTGTTTATGTTTGAATATACAGCGAAGATGAAGTATCTTCCGTATTATGATAAGAATCCTCTAGTGTATGTCGTCAAGGCATCACCAACAGAGTTCTTTGGAGCAAACCTACACTACATGAATCCAAAGAAGAGGATCCAGACAGTGCAAAAACTTATGAAAGGTAGGATTGATATTCCTAAGGTATGTTTTCATAAATATCTACAGAATCACGTTGATGGTCTCCTCCTAGATCTTGCTGCCGATGAATGGGACACCGCTATACTATTACCAACTGAAGACTTTGTAAGAAATATTGGTTCTACTCAGTTTCCTTACGATAAAGAACTTGTCTGGGAAGAAACAGCAGAATCTTTTTATGATAAGATCAAAGGCAGCAGAGTAATCAAAGGTTATGGTAAACAATCAGATAAGGAGATGGTGAAGTAATGGCAGGCGTTAATCTTGAGGACGGCACTCCGCTCACGCCAGAGGGTGTTGATGTAACTGCTGAAATTGGTAGTGGTGCAAAAGCAGCACAGACATCTGATGCTGCAGCAGATAAGGCAGAAAAGAAAACTGTAAAATATTCTTTCAAAGGTAAGCGTGGAGCTCCACCCACTAGCAATAGATTATCATATCCAACCGAGAAAGTTTATGAAGATCACACTGACTATGTAAAGTTCAAGTTTGTTAAATATAATCCTCCCTTTGCTACTCTTGGAGAGCAGGAATTCGTTAACAAAGATGGTAAAGAAACCAGAGCATTAAAGAGTGGTCAAGCACTGAACATCTACAACAATAGCATTGGTGATTTTGTAGATGCAAACCTACCAAGTATTATGATGTATATGCCAGAGGATATTGGCGCATCATATGGTGCTAACTGGGGTGGCAAAGGTTTCACTAACACTGGCGCAGACATGTTGCGTCAAGCAGGAACACTTCTGAACAGCGGCAGTGCTGTTGATAGTATTGGATCAACCCTACAAAACATGGGTAATGCTATGACCAGAGGACAATCTCTACTAGCATCTGGTGTTGCTGGTGCAATGAATGCTTTGCCTGGTAAGATTGGTGGTTCAGTTGATGCCAACGATGTTCTTGGTGGCATCGGTGGTGTAATTCTTAACCCTAATGCTGAACTATTATTCTCTGGGTTTGAGTTAAGAAATTTTGGTTTGAGTTTCAAGATGGCACCTCGTTCTGCGAAAGAAGCAGTTGTAATTCGTGACATCTGCACTACATTTAAACGTGCATCTCTACCTCATTTTGGAGCGTCACCTGGCAACACATTAAACAATGCATTCAACAAAGAAAAGAATGTATCAGAACAGAACAACAATAGAAATTACATTGGTGTTCCTAACCTGTGTATCGTTGAGTTCATGAAGGGTAAGTCACCACATCCATACTTGAGTCAATTCAAACCATGTGCAATTAAAGAAGTTAACATTACATACACACCTGACGGTCAGTATTCTACATATAGAGATGGTTCTCCTGTAGCAACAGGTCTAACTCTTAGCTTCCTTGAAAGCAAACTTGTATACAGCAACGAAATCTCATACGGAGGAGCTTCTTACTGATGCCATACTTCAATTATCTACCTGACATTAAATATGATACTAAACCTATCAGTTATCCTTTCTCGGAATCTGATTTCGTTGTAGCAAAAAACTTTTTTCGTAGGTTCAAATTATCAGAAGAGTTCCAACAGTATGCTGTCTTCTTTAGACAGTATCAGATCGGAGACTTTGAACAACCATGGCAGATTGCTAATCAATTCTATGGTAGTCCTAACTACGATTGGATTATCTTATTGACTAATAACATCGTCAACCCATTGTTTGATTGGCCACTAGATTCATACACCTTCAGAAAGTATCTTGAAGGTAAGTATGCAGATCCATATGCAAACATCAAACACTACGAGACCTATGAATATAAAGACTCTGCTGATCTAGTCCAACAGGAAGCAGGACTAATTGTAGACAAAGCATTCTTCGATGGGTCTAAGAAGTTCCGTGACTCTGGAACAGGACTCACCACATCTGTGCAAGGTAATGTTCTATGCAAACCAGTGACAGTATTTGAATGGGAAGAAGAACAGCAAGAGAAATCTAGAGAAATCTTCATCCTCAAACCTACCTATCTCGATGGGTTCATCGACCAGTTCAGACAAGCAAACAAGTATAAAGATTCAACTGACTTCATCTCCACTAGACTGAAGAAGACTGGAGTCTGATCGACTTTTTTAGACAAAAAAATGGGGGAAAAAATTTCCCCCATTCGTGTAATTTAAAAGTCTAATTCGTAGCACGTAGATCGTGCTAGTTCTGGTTTGTTTTTAAGTGCTCGATGCACATGACCATGAACGTCTGCCTCTAAAGTAAGGTGTGCTTTAGTATGAACGGTCTGAATCACCAGCAGCATCCCAACAAACGTAAGGTTTATCATTGTGACTGGATGACTCAGACCTTTCCAGATGAACTTAATCAATCTTCTGCGGCAAGTTTGGCGAAGTAGGACAGCGCATCATCATCTTCTACCACTGGGGATGAAGTGATGTCTGGTGCGTTGAAGTCAGCAGTGCTAGAAGAGACAGGAGCAGGTTCATACTCTTCGCTTTCAAAACTAGGAGCAGATGCTGTCTTGCGAAGACCAAGAACATTGTTCAAGCGATCTTCAAGAGCATCATAAGACTTGAACTCGGAAGCATTAGTGAATGCTTCAAGCGAGTATGCTTGCTGCCAAAGTGATTCCATCTCATCATCATCAGCACTCAGTGCAGAAGGAGAATCAAACTCAGCAGAGTCGTAGTTCCAGTAACCAGCAACAGTCTTGATCTTCAACTTGAAGTTAGCACCTTCCCAGAAATCAAAGACGTTAACTGGTGTCTCGTCTTGAAACTCAGGTTGCATAGCAGCAAGGATCTTGTCGTGGATCTTCTTGCCATACTTATAGAGGAAGACTTTGCCTTCTTTCTCAGGGTGCTTAGGATCCTTTACAACATAGACGTTGCTGTAGTAAGAGAGTTTGCGCTTCTGCTTACGAGCAATATCTTTATCAGACTCAACACCACTGTTCCACAAACCATTGTTGTGAGCACAGACGGGACACTTGTCACCGTTGGTAGTGAGACAATTATCAATCAACCACCCACCAGGACCTTGGAAGGCGTGGGAGTATAGTTTTGCCCAAGGGAGTGCTTCTCCATCGGGAGCAGGCAAGAAACGGAGCACTGCATAACCGTTGCCTGAAGCATCAAGTTCTGGTTTCCACAAGCGTTCATCTGCACCTCCTTCAGTGCTAGATTTAGTGAGTTCCTTCTGTAGGAAGTCAAAGTTTGCTTGCGACTTGCGCTTTAGATCTGAAAATGACATGTTGGATTTGTTAGATATGGTTTGCGTTGGG